GACTCGGACGCGATAGTGCGGTGCGCCGCCGGTGAACACGAAAACGGGCCGGAAGCCCTCGCCGTGACCGAACTGTTTGCGTTGCCAGATGCCTTCGATACCATCCATCGTGGCGACGAAGTATTGCGCCGCTCTGCCCTTGCTCTGGCTGCGCTTGCTGTTCGTGCGATTGGCCATGTAGCCCTGCTCACCGAACGCGCGCAAGGCCGACAGGATCTGGACAACCTGTGCACGCCTGACGTTGCCGTACGCATCCAACTGCGCGCCCGATGCCGGGACCGCGAACTGGCCGCTTCGCATCAGCCCTTTGCCGATGAGTGCCCGCTCGAAGCGCTTTGCACCCCGCGCGCCACCGTACACTTCTGGCGTGAGGAACTTGCTTGCCGGCGTCCCCTTGTATGCGTCGTCCTTGAAGTAGACCCTCGCGAAAGGCTGGGCGTCGGACTTCTTCGCGGGCACGACTCTCAAGCTGTTCAGCGTGTAAGGGGTAGGCCGGTCGAACCGTTGGCGCATCACATCCAGCACACCTGCCTGAGCCTTTTGTGCCGTCTTCGTCAGTGCCATTGCGACTGCGAAGGGGACGTGCTTTCGCTGCACGTCGCTCATATTCCTGAGCAGCTCGGGCAAGCCCTGAACCTGTACCTTTGCCATTACTCCACCTTGTGCAAACGTCTGCACGAATAAAAAAGCCTGGCGGACCAGGCAAACGAACGATGCGTTGTATCCCCCGCTTTCCAGCGGATCGAGACAGGATCACCACCTTTCGCCGTTGAGAATAAAAAGCGCCGGCGTGGACCGGCAAAGGTGCCGGGGATGGCACCGAGGAGACGCTGGAAAGCAAAAGCCCTGTCGGGCGTTCACCGGACAGGGCTTTTGCTTGAATTCGGTATCAAGGCGTAATTGCTTCGAGAATGGCCAAAATATACATGTGCTGTAACAATGCCGTCAATCAATTTCTGTCGGCAATGCAACGCCATCGTTGACGAGCCGCTCTTCCAAACGCGCGATCGCCATGTCCTCAAGCTCGCGCAGCTTGTTGCTCATCTTGAACGACGCGCGCTGGTAGAGCATGGGGTTGCCGCCGAACGAATTGGCCAGGTCGCGGAACGTGACGCCGACCTTTGCATGGTTGGCGAACAGTCGGCCCAGCATGCAGTCCAAGGCAAGAGGCTTGATCCGCGGGAACTGCGGCCGAAGCCAGTCGGACAGGCCCTTGATGGCCTCGATGCGTTCGGCCGAGAACGCGAAGCGGCGTGCTTGGCCACCTGCAGAGCGACCACCGTCGGTCACGCCGCCTTTTGCGCGGTCGATCGCGATCTGCACGGTTCGCGCCGCCGCCTCGGCCCGAGCCAACTCGCCCCCAGCATCCCGCACGTCGTCACGCGCAGCCTCGTACTGATTGCGGATCGTCGTCTCGACGTCTGCCTTGGTAATGCTGCCCCGGCTGGCCAGGTATTGCTCCCGCGACGCCTCGAGCGCGACCCGTGCCTGGCGCATCTTTTCCGTCGCCACCTCGACATGTTTGGTCGCGCGATCGAAGGCGTCGGCCAGCTGGTCTCCGGTGAGATCCGCTGGCGCGATGTCCTCGAACTCGACGTGGCCGTACTTCGCCTGCAGCGTCCACATCTCGGGCTTCGGCAGGTGCTTGACGGCCTGCGTGATCATCGCGCACTGGGCCCGCACCTCGTCGCCGCTCAAGCCGCCGAAGTTGACCGACTCGGACGGCTGCCCGCGCAGCTGGTCGAGCCAGGCGCGCTGCTTGTCATCGATCCTAATCGACTCCAACACGCGAATCAGTGCCTTGCGCATCGGCGCGTCCTGCATCGCCGGCTGGCTCATCACCACAAAGGCCACGTGCACGGCCTGACCCGTACTTCCAAAAATCGCTTCCATTTCCAACCCTGCTTCCATCGTTAAACCCCTTTCACCCTTTCAGTTTCCCGGCGCTCTATGGCGCTCATCCCTTCGTGCTTTGCTGCTGGCCTGGCTCGATGACGTAAGGCAGGCCTCTCTCGTCCCACTGCACCCTGACTCGAGGCGGGCTCGGCGTGCCGACCGTGAATCCGTTCTCGCTCGCGAAGAACACCGGCTCGCCGCGCATGCCCTTCCTGATCTGCGCATCGATCTCTTCGGCACCGAAGGCGTCGCGCAGGCTGTCGATCCACGCGGCCACCACCGGCATCTTTTCCCTCATTCCACCTTTCGCCATTTACCGTCTCCATCGAAAAGTTGCCCGTTCACATACCGTTCACACCATTCACCTACCCTTAACATCTCTATCTCTTTGTTTTTTTTACCTTTATGAATGGTGTGAAGGGTATGAAGGGTTAATTGGCAAAGAGTGGCCTAATCATTTCTGTTCTTTCCTCTGTTTTGCCCGACCTATCGCGCACACGCACATGAGGGAACACCGTTCACACCATTCACACCGTTCACAAACCCTTTATCTACGGGCTTTATCCATGTGAAGGCATCGCCGCCGTGTTAAGGCTCACCGTCCACATTGGCTCCATATCGGCTCCGATAGGACCGCAGGTCCGTCTCGAAAAGGGCGCTCGACCCTTCGGCCCACTCGGCCAGGGACTTGCCGGGCGGCTGGTCGCCGACCAGGAACACCATGCGCTGCTTTACCTTGCTGCCCAGGTCGTATTTGATAAGGTGCTTGCGCATCGTGTCGCCGGCGTAGCGCGCGACCATCGGACTGAAGGCCGTCATGGACGTGTACATCGGCTCGCCCGACCGGGCGCACCAGACCTTGAACGCGTCGTACAGTTGGTTGACGCTGACGGTGATGAACGGCAGCGGCAGGTAGCCGCGTGACCACTCGCGATAGAACCGCTCGGCCGGCGCCAGGCTCTTTTCGATCAGGCTGTCCTTAGCGTCGTTGTAGATCGGCTTGGTGTGGGCCGTGAAGTCACCCATGTCCAGCTCGTACATGAGGTAGTGGTAGAACGCCTCGATGCCGCCCTGCTGGATCTCGCGGTCGACGCCCAGGTAGAACTCGCGGCCGAGTGCCGGCGGTGTCCACACGACCAGGTAGCGTCGGTCGGTCTTGTCCAGGGCGAGCGGCTGCAGCTCGTTGGACAGGAACACGAAGTTCATCTGGTTCTTTTCGACGTGCTCGGGCATGCCCTTCGGATTGACGATCACGGTGTCGCCGGTGACCAGACCCTTGAGCTTTCCCTTCATCTGCTTGAGCTCGGCCCGGGTCACGACCTCGTCGGCCACCATGAACAGCTTCATGCTCGCCCAGTCGTTGAACTTCGACTCCAGCTGGTCGTTGCCGATCACGTAGCCGTACTCGCCGTAGATCGCCTTGACGACACCCTCGAAGAAGAAGTTCTTACCAGAGCCTTCGTCGCCGTGCATGATGATCGAGGTCTGCATCTTGGCGCCCGGGTTGCGGAGCGGGTACGCAAGCCACCGCGAGATCCAGGTCTCCAGCTCCGCGTCGCCGTTGCACAGGTGATACAGCAGCGTCCGGATCTGCAGGCATTCGCCCTTCTTGGGCTTCATGGGCCAGCCGTTGAACAGGTTCACTGTCGCCGTAGGGCCGCTGACGGCCGGCGACGGGGTCATCTTCGGATCGAAGACGATGTTCTTCTTGAGGACCCACTTGCGCGCGTCGCCGCTCCAAAACTTCATGACGTCGCTGTTGGCTACGATCGTACGCATCGCCGAGAGGCGCATCAGCATCCGATGGCGGCAATCCCAGACCATGTCCTCGCCGTAGACCAGGATGAAGTTGTCGAGCACGTCGTCGACCTTGTCCCAGTGGTCGCGGCCGTACACTTTCTTGGGCTTGTCCTTCGCTGGCTTCTCGTCTTCCTCGTCCTGGTCACCGTCCCCCGCCCCCGCGCGCGAAGCGTCGCCGGCAGGGCCGCGCCCTTGGGTTGAATCCTCACCAAATCTCTCGTCAAAGTCCTGCGGCATGGCCTCAATCGGGCTCTCGCTCGGCTGCTCCGCAGCGGGGGGGACGGGGGACGCAAGCAACTGAACGTCGGCCGCTTCCGCGTGGGGGGAAGGGGGAGAGTCGATATTGCGCTGCTTCGCAGCGAAGGGGAGGACGTTCCCGGACTGCGGATCATGCGCGGCCGCTGGCGCGGGCGTGGGTGCAGGGGGGAAGGATATGCGCTGCTGCGCAGCGAGGAGGAAGGCCCCCATCTGCGCCGTCACTGCGTCGAGCCCTTCCTCGACATGGAGGTCGTTGAAGTCGGTGATCTTGCGGCCGGCGCGGTCGATCGAGAACAGCGGGACCGCGACCGACGCATTGCCGACCGCCGCCGCTGCAGCGTGGCAGCTGGCCACGCCGGCGTTCGTGAACTTTGGCGCGCTGTGGCGGCGTCCCTTCCGGACATCGGTCGCGATGTACTCGATTCCCTGCGCGTCCTTCCGCCACCAGGCCGTGACCTCGACCAGCTCACCGTCGTCGTTGGTGACGCGATGCGTGGCGCCGTCGATCGGCACGTGGACGGCGACCTTGAAGCTCTCTTGCAGGAATTCGACAAACCGCTCGGTAAGCAGGTAGTCGTCGTCGGCCAGCATCAACAGGTGCGCGTGCGGGTAGCGCTGGCGCAGGGCCTTGGCGACGTGGATCAGGTTGCCGGCGTTGAGCGCGACGACGGCTGGCAGGTCGTAGCCAGGGGCGAGGGACAGGCGCGCACTGGCGCACGTTGCGTACCCCTCACCCACCGCGATGATGGGAGCCTCGGCCAGCGTGCCGAGGATGTGTGCGACGCCGATCGCGTCCATCCCCTTGTTGAGCAGCTTAACGCCGGCGGCGTCGATCTTCTGCAGGCCCATGAGCTGGCCGTTGCGCACGAGCGGGATCAGGAGCCGGCCATCGAGGCCGACGCGCAGCCCTTCGCCCGGGATCTGCTTGCGCGCCAAGTAGGGATGCTCGACCGGGACGTGCTCGGCCTTGATCCATTGGTCCCGGGCGCGGCCGGCTGCCAGGCGCGCAGCCTCGGCCCGCTTTTCCTCTTCGGCCTCTTCTGCTTTGCGCTGCTGCCGCACGTACTCTGCGCGATCCTCCGTGCTCAGTGCCTCGGCGTCGATCTTGACCGGCACCGTGTTGTGGTTCTCGCCCTGGTTGAAGCCGAACGCGCCGGTGATGACGGTGCGGCCGCTGCTCAGCGGCAGCTCGCGCAGGACATACCAGGCCTTCTTCTTCGGTCCGAATCGGTGAAACTTGCCGTCGAGGACCGGGTGTCCCGCTGGCAGCTGCGGCATGTCGCACTCGAGCATTTGCAAGACGACTTGTTCCTTACTGCTCATCAGTTCTCCGACTTGATGCTGCTCTTGAACGGCACGCTGACGTTCGCGCAGCGGGACGGGATATCTCGGTAGTCGAAGGCGCCAGGGCGCACGGGGCGCTGGGGCCGATGACGCGTCGACAGCGGCTGGATCGGGTGAACGTAGCGGCCGCTGACGGCTTCTTGCTCGACCGGCTCAGGCGTGCGCTCGTCGAGGAAGTCGCGGCCGGCCTGCGTGACGCAGAACACACCGGACGCGTTGACGTCGACGAGCTTCCACCGCGTTAGCGGGCCTGTCACTTCGCGGTCGAACTTCACGGCCGACTTGCTCGAGGACGCATGGTTCATCCAGTCTTTGGTATCGACCGGGCCTACCCGGAGGAGGAACTGGAGAGCCAAGTACGCGCGGCTGCCCGCGCGCGGACCGTTACGCATCTTTGCCTCCGTCGCTGGGTTGGCCGTAGATCAGGAACATCAGGCCCAGCAGCTCGGACAGGGTCTGATGCATCTTGCGAGCGTCCTCCTCGAGGACCTTCCGCTCGCGCGCGTCGATCGAATCATCGTTCGCAATGGCGGCGGTGAAGTCGCGCGAGAGGTCGCCGAGCTTGGTGTACAGCTCATTGAACTTCTTCATGAGATCCTGGTTCTCGTGCTCGCCGCCATCCGGCAGCCGAACGAAGATCCCGCCCGATGCCGCGGCGATCGCTTCCGCGTAGTGCTTCGTGTCCGACAGCAGCTGCAGGGCCAAGGAATCCTCGTCCGACAGCTTCTGGTCCTTCACGCCGTAGACCCGGTTGCGCAGCGCGTTCACCGACATACCGAGGTTAGGGGCAGCGACTTCCCAACCACCCCGGACGGCAGCGATCATCTTGAGTTTTGCTTCACGCAATTCCATACATCCCTCTGATTTATTTTGGTTTTGCCAACTATTGCTAAGCAGTAAAGTGCCAGCACTTTCCTATTTGAAATTAAGAGGTTCCGATGACGCTTACAGAGGCGGTCGCAAACAAGCATCTGGTGCACTGGCTCGACAATGGCTTTGTCCGGACATTGGAGCCACACTCTTTCGCGCAGCTGGCCGGCGGTCGGTCGGTTCTGATCGCGTTTCAGATTTCCGGCGGTCCGGCGCTCGACGAACCGTGCTGGAAGGTGATCGATGCAACTGATCCGCTGACTGTTGATACTGTCGAGCGCTTTGCACAATGTCGACCGATCCCACGGCACCTGCAGGCACTGGTACAGATGACCTACGCATCGGCAGCGCCCTTCGCCTCGCCTGAGGCGAGCTTGGCCGTACCCCGTAGGTAGGCCCAGTCGACGTCGGGGCGCAAATCCTCGCAGCGAACGGCACCGCGCGACTCCCTGTCGATGTTGATGCAGAGATTGGCGCCGAGCTGCTGCTTGGCGCTGATGGCCTTGCGCAGGTAGCGTTCCGTCGTACCGCATGCAGTGCAGAACGCGATGCGCGCTGCTTTCTCAAGGCCGTTCAAATATGCGAGTAATTTGTCCATGGGAAAGCATATTACTAAACGGTAATGAGATTGGTCAATACCATTTGGTGATTTACTCTTTAGTAATCGCCTAGGACAATCCGGCCTATGGAAATCCAAGACACACGACGCGCCAGACTGGCGCAGTTGATACGGGAGCGATACGACGGCTCTCAGGCACGGTTCGTTGATGAGACCGGCGAGAACCAGAGTGAGGTGTCGGGACTGTTGCGCCTTAAGTCCTTCGGGGAGCGCAAGGCGCGCAAGCTTGAGACGAAATGCCAGGTGCCCGTCGGATGGTTCGACATAGAGGATGAGGAGGCAGCGCGCAAGGCCCTGCGAGCCGAGAAGGAACCGGCGACGCCTTCCATCCTTCGGTCCTTACCTCGCCTTGAGCTTACCGTCGTGGAAAACGTCGAGCCGCAGCGGATGGCTCTTGTGTATGTAACGCAGCGAGAGCTAGATCTGCTTACGTTTTATCGTAGGGCCTCGGACATGGGCAAGAGCCTGGTCGAGACCGCTGCCGAATCGGCAGCCGGCGAGGAATCAGCAGCGGGCTCCGCTAACCAGTCGTAGCAACGGCTGCGCCTGCGCAGGATGTCTTTTTGCCATTGCCTGCGCTAGCTTCAACATCTCTGCACGTGCCTCGGGGCTCATCGCCCTGAGAGCCTCCTTCATCTCTCTGAAATACTGTTCCACTTCTCACCCCACTAGCGGTCGCACCGGCCTTTACGCACCGCAACTTTTCTGTACGAAATATCCTACACAAAAATACTGTATAAATATACAGTCTTTTCAAATTTGTTAGGTTTCTGGTGTACCGAAGACTGCAACGCCCACAGCGCATCTACGCAACGTACGTACGATCCAGCCGGCCAATCGCCGGTTTTTTTTCATCTCTTTTATGTCCATGTGGTAATTATTACCAAACGGTGTTGACGTCCATCATTACCGTTTAGTAATATCGACGCACTTCAACTTGCTCCCGAAAGGATGCGTCGATGTATTACTACTTGGTAACCCTGCGGAAAGCCGGCAAAGTTCGCCACTTTTTCCGCCCCGCCTTTACCTCGGCTTCTGCGTACGACCTGGTTGCCGCTGAACAGGGCGACGACATTTTCGGCATCACGGTGGTGCCAGCATGACCCGCACGCCGACCTCTCGCGCACGCACCACTGTGCCAGGAACTGGCGAACTGAGCCGCGCGCTCGAAGATGCTCGCGACCAGGACTCGCTGCACAAGTTTTGCTGTGCACACGTCTGCACAGTCGACCAGGTATCTGAAGACGGCAAGCGCCTCCACCTGCCGCGCGTGCTGCAACTCATGCGTTCGCGCGGCTACCAGGTATCGGATCCCGTCCGCGCACCTCATCAGCCGAAGCGTGGCTTTACCGCGTGGATGGTTCACATCCGCGTTACCTGCGCCGAGTTCGACCTCGGCTTTTACACCACAGATGCCGGTAAGGCCGCCCCTGTCAAGAAACCGCAACCTTCCAACCTGGAGCACGCATGACCACGACCGCACTTGCCACCGCTGACCAAGCGATCGCCGTCGACGAGCTCGGCAGCGATCAGGTGACCTATGGCCTGTATGAGATCGCCAAGCTGCGCGCATCGCCCGATAACCGCAAACGCTTTAATGAGCAGGCCCTGCACGAGCTGGCTGAGAGCATCAAGTCGATGGGCGTCGCACAAGCGATCCTGATCCGCCCGGTGACGCCGACCGCAGAGGCGCCTGCGGAATACGAGATCGTCGCCGGCGAACGCCGGTTCCGCGCATCCAAGCTCGCCGGCAAGACTCATATCCCGGCCCTTTGCCGCAAGCTCAGCGACTTGGACGCAGCCAAGATCCGCATCCTCGAGAACCTGCAACGGGAAGATCCCCACCCGATGGAAGAAGCCGAGGGCTACCAGCTGCTAATGCTGCAGCACGGCTTCACGGCCGACCAGCTGGTCGACGAGGTCAAGAAAAGCCGCGCCTACATCTACGGCCGCCTAAAGCTGTGCGCGCTGACCATCGAGGTGCGCGAGCTCTTCCTGGATGACAAGTTGTCGGCTTCGACTGCACTGCTGGTCGCACGCATTCCGGTGCCGGCGCTGCAGATCAAGGCGGCAGAAGAAATCCTGAAGCCGGACTGGCAGGGGAACACGATGTCGCATCGCTCGGCCGCGAGCCACATCCAAAACCGGTACATGCTCAAGCTCGGCGCCGCAGTCTTTTCGCTCACCGACGCGAAGCTGCTTGCTACCGCCGGATCGTGCATCAAGTGTCCAAAACGCGCGGGGAATCAGCCGGAAGTGTTCGAGGGCATTGATGCTAACGTCTGCACTGATCCAGACTGCTTCGCTGAGAAAAAGGCCGCGCATGGCGCCGCGCTGCTCGTTCAGGCGAACAAGAAGGGTATCCCGGTACTTGAAGGCGAGGAAGGCGACGCAATAATGCGTACGCGTTGGAACCGGGATAGCGATCTCGTTACAGCGGACATGAGCCTGTTTTACTTCAGCCGCAATGCCCCGTCGACGCAAAACAATGGGTACGTCAACGACTACCTGAACGAGGGCACCTTGCCTCCCGTCGCCGGTTATCGCAAAGGCACCGACGGCGTGCTCACTGCGCTTTACAAACGCGGCGACGTACAGGATGCGCTCGAGGCGGCCGGAGCTTGCGAAACCGCCGAGGTCTATGAAGCACGGATGCGGGAAGCGAAGGAAACACCTCCGGTTATGTCGGCCAAGCAGGAGGCCGAACAGAAGGCACGCGAAGCAAAACAAGCGCTGGTCGACCGCGAAAATGTGTATCGGCTCTCACTGTACAAACAGTTGCGTGCCCGTGTGACAGCGGCCGGCTTAAGCCTGCCGGCCCTGCGCGAACTCACGAAGGCAGTGGTCGCCGAGCACGACCTTGATTCGTCGTTGCATGACCTCTACGAGTCAGATGTCAGCACGGATCTCGACGGCTATATTGACACCGCTGACGCGGCCGCGCTGCAGCTCCTCTTGATGGATGTGATCTTCGGCCAGCTGCTCGAGATCGGCACGTGGGACCTGATGAACGACGGCAGCGTCGATGACCAGGATGGGTTCAGCAACGTCGTCGCGATGGCGCGGCATGAAGGCGTCAACGTCGACGCGGTTCGCAGCGAGGTCTTCCCACCAAAACCAGAAGCCCCCACGGCACCTGACCAAGGCAAGGCTGGCACCGGTTCGCCCGCCGTCCAGTACCGCAACCCGAATGATCCGGGGCAGGCCTGGACTGGCCGCGGCAAGCAACCAAAGTGGGTCAGCGAATGGATCCAGAGCGGCAAGTCGCTGGACGCCTTGCGGATCAATTCGACGCCCGCAGCGGAGGCCGCCTCGTGAAAGACCTCAGCAAAGAGACAGTGAGCGTGATCGTCGCCGCACTGATCACCGTGCGCTCGGAAATCCAGCGATCGCTCGACGAAGCCAAGCGCATGGGCCACATGGTGTTTCAGGCGACGCTCCAGCAAGAGCTGGACGCAAACGCTGCCGCGCTCCGCGAGCTCAACCAGGAAGTAGCGCTCTGGCTCGAGCATCACCCGCAGCTGCGCGACGTATTCGACGAATCAGGAAGGAGAGCCGCATGAAAACGACCAACGGAAAAAGCGTG